GGCATCTCCTGCAAATGGGGGCGGGCAGGGCAAAAAAAACGAACCCGACGATGAGGAACCTGCGTGGTTCAAAGCCTACAAGAAGCAACAGGAGGAGCGTTACAACGCCATCAAAGCGGAGAGCGATACTCTGAAAGCTGAAAAGGCCAAGAACGACCGGGCCAATCTCATCTCCGCAAAGGCAAAAGAACTCGGTATTCCGGAGTGGCGCATGAAAGAGGGATTCGTCATCGCCGACGATGCAGATGAAAAAACGATCGGCGACTACCTCGCAAACGTGCAGAAAAATCTGGTTACCGCAGGGCTGGAAGGGAAAGGTTCGGGATTCCCGATGTCCACGCCCGAAGCGCAGGGCAAAGAACTCGCAAAGGCGTGGGCTGAAACACTTCCGGACAAAGAGTAACCAAAACGTAAAATCATGGCAATCGTATTTGAAAAAACAAAAGTAAAGGGCGGTTTCCCCATATTCTGGCGCGGTGAGTTCGCCGTATTGCCGGGGGACTTCAAACTGAAGGGAACCTATCCCGAAGGGACAAAGATTCCCAAAGGTACGCCGATCAAGCTCGACTTCGACAACATGGAATGTTCCATATGCAAGAGTGCACGTGTTCTGTCGGGCGGCACAACCACTGCTCCACATGTCAAGAAGGGTTCCATGCTCCAAGTAGGAGATGCGGTTAAGGTCGGCGAGTCAAATTCGACCGTAAAAAGCATTGATACCAAAAATGCAGATTACGATGTGATCACGTTCGCAGCGGCCGTAACGGGTGCGACTGAAGGCGTAGATGTCCTCTCGGACGACAATCTGCCTGATGCAGTTGTCGAAACCGACATGGTCTATTCCGCCAATAACGGATTCCAGACCGTATCGGCCGGATATGCAGGTATCATCCTCAAGGATGTAGCCTATCCCGTCCCTGCTGCATGGCTTCAGGGTTACAGCCTGAAGAACAACCCCGAAATCAAGTATGTACGACAGTAAAAGAGGAGGTAAACAATGAACGAAGTATTTTATTCATCCATTTTCGGCGAACTGACTAAACAGGTGCAGATTCGCATCGATGCCGCCTCTGAACTGCGTAAGCGGCTATTCGACCAAAATATTTACGAGCGATTCCTCGACTGGGACACCCCCACCGTCGGACTGAACTTCGAGGAGTTGATCGGCTCGTACAATTTGAGCGTCGCCGCTGCAACGCTCGACTCCAAAGGTAAGGAGCCTATCATGGGAACCGAGGGACTGGAAACGATCAAGCAGAAGGTATTAACCCACCAGATGTCTTATTCGATGCCTATCGAAGAGTATCGTAAGGTGTTGCAGATTCTCGATTCGCGGATGCTGTCCGATTCGGCCAAGACACAGCAGCTCATCAATCTGATGTGGAACAATGTTACGAAGGTCGTGAACTCCGTGCAATCGAAACTGGACATCATCTTCCTCGGAGCATTGTCGAACAAAGGCGTATTCACGTTTGACGCGTCCAATAACCCAGAGGGTGGTGTGCGCGGTACGATCGACTACAAAATGCCGAGCGAGAACATTGCCACCGCGAAAACGTTATGGACGGATGGCAATAAAGATACGGTCGATACGCTGGAGGATATTCAAGCCATCCTCGATGCTGCACAGGACAAAGTTACGTTCGACCGCATTCTGCTCTCGCAGAAACGCCTGTCGTATATCCTCCGCAACAAGAAGATGAAGTTGGCGGTATTCGGTAGTGACAAGTCGTCCACACCGCTGTTGCTGGCGAACCTGAACGAGTTTATGCGTTCGAACGGATTCCCGACATTCGAAGTCATCCGCCGCATGACCCGTATTCAGGATAACGGTAAACTTACGGAGTATTCGCCGTGGAACGACAAGAACCTCGTGTTCGTACCTGCGGGCAAACTGGGCGTCATCAAGAACGCCTATGCCGACAACGAGCTGCGGCAAGAGCCGGGTGTCACCTACTCTAACTACGGACGCATCCGCATTTCACAGTGGGGCAAGGGCGAAACCGACAACTCTAACGGCGTAGAGTTCACGAAAGCACAGTCGCTGTCACTTCCGGTTATCACCGAAATCAACGGCATCTATTCGCTGACCGTAGAATCGTAGTTGTATGAAGAATTTCGAGGCAATATCGGCAAGTCTGTATCCTTACGATGTGGATCCTTTCCTCAAAGAAAAGGCCTGCATTGACGAGGGAATAGACACTCAAGCAGACTATACGGTAACCGATAAAATTAGCGTGGCAAAAGCCACAATCGCCATTCTGCGAAATCTCATTGTTCTTGCGAGTGAGAGCAACGGGGGCTATTCATTGTCGTACACGGACAAACTGGAAAAGCGCATTTTCCATATCGCAAAGGAAAACGGGCTGGACGATATTGCCGAAGAGTTCGATACTCGATCGAAAATTACCGACATTTCCGACCAATGGTAAGATTCCCCTATACGCTCGAAATGTGGTACGAGGAGGACGCCTCGCAAAATCCTGATGGTTCGTGGATCGAAGGTGCGCATGAATGGCGTGTCATCGGACGATGCAATGCCCGTCAGAATGGACGAGCACAGCAAATCAAAGGGCAAAACGGGGATGCCTTCCTCTACTCTTTCGAGGTTACGATGCCTGCAGATACACAGCCAATTCCTATCGGGACGAAAGTACGCATATTCGACAGCCGAGGATTCAACATCTTCGACCGTTCGCTCCGCACTGAGGCCAAACCGAAAGACAAGGACACGGCGTCGTATCCGGTACAGGGATTCTACAAAAGCGGACAACGTTACGAAAACACGAGATTATGGCTGTAAAGTGTACCAACTGGCGTGAGGTGGAACTTGAATTTGCGCGAGCAAAAGAAGAGTACGACCGAAAAGCTGTAGAATGGTTGTCGGCGTTGGGGGAAAGAGTGGTGAAGTACGCCCGCGAACACGGTAGTTATACCGATCACACGGGTAACCTACGCAACTCCATCGGGTATGTTGTGGTACAATACGGAAGAATCATTGCTGAATCTTTCAAGTATAACCGCCGTGTCAGACCGGACGGCAATCCTAAAGGGAACAAAGGTGCCGATGAAGCTCATGCCAAAGGGCTTGAACATGCCCGGTCTGTCGCCCGTGAACTTCCCGCTAACAAAACATATCTCGTATGGGTAGCCGGTATGGAATACGCGAAATATGTCGAGGCTAAAGGTTTCGACGTTCTCGAAGGGTCGGGAAACTGGGTGGAATCTACTGCTGAAAAACTCAAAGCGGAGTTCGCTCGATTCTTAAAATCGAAAAAGCGATGAACCTGACCTCTACGGAAATATTCAAACTCGTCTGGGATCGCATCCGGGATTCGCTGTTAGGGAAGACCGTGCCGATGATGTATGCGGACCACTACCCGAATAATCCTTCGGGAGAATTTATCGTCGTAGGCTCATTGTCAAATGTCGTCGGAGATTCGCAGGTGGCAACCGTAAATGTAAACATTTATGTACCGGACACAACACCGACAATCGGTCGTGAAGAGCAACGCTACCCCGATCGCAACCGTCTGAACGAACTAACTCGTCTCGCTTTCGATTCACTAGGATACTACCCTATCAACGAACGCTGGTTCTTTGATGTGAGCGATGAAACTCTTATTAGTGAGGAGGGGATCTCCTACACATTTTCAAACCTCAAAGTAAAACTTAAAAAATATTAAACATGGGACAAATAATCGGACTGAAAGCCGTTCATGCAGGTAATCCTCTCCCGAAAGGAGTAAAAGACGCTGAGGCTGCCGACTTAATGAAGGCTTTCACCAAAATCAGTCAGCCTTATAATGGTGGTGTTTCCACCAATTTCGCGATACCTTCCAGTAATGATTTTTATCGGGAAGGAGAAGCAGACCCATTTTACTCTGCAATCGACGAAACGACAGGCACAAAAGAAGTTACTTGGAATGTCGTAGATTTTGACGACGACACGATGGAATTTTACTTCGGAACTACAGAACCTGCAAAAGGCGAGATTTACGAAGGAGTAAAAGCATTCGTATTCGATTCCAAAAGTGGAGGCTCCATCGCTTTTGCAAGGTTAAAATATGTAGCGACATTGGGTGGTGGAATCAATAAAACCGACCCGCTCCAAATTCAAGTATCTGCGAAAGTTTTAGCTCCGGAACAAGGTGGTTATTCCTGGTGGCCGATTACAACTCCGGAATATACCAAGAGCGTTTTGTAAATTCTCTATCCCGCTGGAAAGCTGACGACTTGCATCACGTCTCGAGGACGGGGCGGGAGCAAAAACAATAGTTTATAATATGAAAAAAGAAGAAGTCGGCCGCCTTACAGAACAACGTGCACTTGACACACTGACTGAAAAAATTGAATCGTTCGAGATTGAAGGCAATGACAAAGAACAAATAACCCTTTACCTATACCCCCTCCAACTCGGACGACTCGCGATGATAAGTCGCCGACTAATAGACCTTGATCTGATTTTCGACGACGAACAGATGGAGGGTGCTGTTAAACGTATGTGGACCATATGCTCCGAAAAATCAAAAGAGGTGGCCGAAATAATCGCTATCGCCACACTTCGGACGCAACAAGAAATCGAAGATATGCTAAAAGAGCGGACAAAACTTATATACTGGTCCCCTACAATGGATACAACAGCTCTTACAAACATTTTGTCCACCATCGTATTTCAATCCTACTACGCGGATTTTATGAACGCTATTCGCTTGGTAAGAACGCTGCGGGTAATGATTTCCCCAACGACAACAGCGGAGCGGATAGCCACTACGGAGGGCGCAGTATCTGGGCTTGCATTTCAACGGAGGGAAAAAGTATGTTGAAACGTTTGACGAGGAAAAGAAAGGAACAAAACATTTAATTACAGCACTTACTGACATTTACAAACTATCGGACCAACTCATATCAACCGTTAAATTTTATCTGAAATAAAGGAAGCCCCAAATCCGGCGGGAGAGGCCCGGCCCGCCGAAAATAGAACGTGGAACTAACTAAACAGCATATTGCATCTGGAAACCTTACTGCGGAAAGAAGACGTAAAGGTCGCCGATAAACTGATGGAAGACCTTAATGTTCGTTACGATAGGCTGTTTGCGTCGATTTCAGGCGTTTCTACAGGCTTTCCGGCTGCTCCGACAGATCTAGGGGTCAAAAATCCCCCCCCC